AATAAATTCAGCGAAGGAGATACAATTGATATTATGTGTAATGTATATTCAAGAGAATACAATGGAAAATATTATACAAGTTTAGATGGATATTGGTTCGCAAATAAAAATTCTGAAGTACATAAAAACATACAAGAAGATGAAAACGACCTCCCTTTTTAAAGTGCAGCAGCAAGAATACTTTGATGCATTATGTCAAATGACAACAAATATGTTACAATTACCTGAGGGTTCATTAGCATCTAGGTCTAGGAAAAAGCACCTGCAATTACCTAGAATGGTTGTAAGCGTTGTTGCAAGTATGGTAGATGAAACTCATTACAACGTTATTGCAAAAGGTATTAATAGAGATAGAACCTGTATCAATTATTATGTTAATATGCACAAATCTAATTACAGAACATACCCTGAATATAGAGATTTATTTAATAAGATATATGATAAATACGATAATATAAAAAAATCAAAAAGAACTTTTGAGGATGTTATCCAACTCAGAAATCATTTATCTGCTCATGGTGTAATTAGTAGTGAAAAGAAACAAGTATTGATTAAAGTTACATCAGGTAAAGTAAGCGTAAATATAAAAACTACATACGCAGATTTTTCCAATACGTTAGAAAAGATTAATTTTGCTCTTACAGATTGTAACTATAAATTACACATACGATGAAACACTTATTGAGCAGTACAGCTTTTTTGGTTTTGAATAAAGGGTTAGCAAGACAAATAGGATTGAAAGCAGCAGTCCTACTTGCTGACCTTATTTCAAAGGAAGAATACTTTATTGCTAATGGTATGACAGATGGTTGGTTTTTTAACACTGAAGCGAATATAGAAGAAGATACAACACTTAACTCATATCATCAAAGAAAGTGCCTTAAAACTCTTAAGGAAAAAGGATTAATACAAGTTAAGCGTAAAGGTATACCTGCGAAACAGTATTTTAAAATAAATGAAGAACAAGTCCTTCAAATTTTAAACAACTTGTCAATTAAAAATTATACATCTATTAATAATAATAAAATAATAACAATAAAAAATAAATACTTTAAAAAGCCAAAATTGGAAGAAGTTTTAGAATATTGTTTAGAGCGTAATAATAATATAGATGCTGAATCTTTTATAAACTTTTATGAAAGTAAAGATTGGAAAATAGGAAAAAACAAAATGAAAGATTGGAAAGCAGCAGTAAGAACTTGGGAAAAAAGAAAACAAAAGAAGCCAACAATGTCAAAACTTGATAGTCAGATAAGTGCTTGGCAAGAAGCAAAAAAATTATTATGAAATATTTAAACCAAGAGAACATACAAGAATTAACTGAAAAGGTATTAGACCTATTAGCTAAAACATCAGTAGAAATAGGACATAAAACAGATGCAAAAACTTTAGCAAGTTTGAGTAAAATATTTGCAGTTGATTTACAAAAAGAAACTAGATTCAAAAAATTAACGTTTAATCAAATAGAAGATGCGTTTCATATTGGCGTTAGGTTCGGTAAAGATGAGCCATATATGAACATAAGAACTTTTTACAAATGGGTATATTCTCATAAAAAAACAATAGACGAAGCGTATTACAAAGTACATACATTAAAACAAAAAAATGTATTATATTATCAGGAACCAATAAAATTAATAAAATGAAATATACATTAAAATTTTTACAATTCTATAAAGAATTTTTTGAGGAAGAAGGAGATAAATGGAGTTTACAAGAAGTAAAACAAAAACTTATAGAAGATAATATAAAAGAATATCAACTAAAATAAAATTAATAAAATGATAGGATGGGTAATAATAACCGCAATAGTAATGTGGATAATCAGAGAACTGAAATAATAACTAAATTTAAAGAAATGAAAAAAATACTTATTACAGAAAATCAGGTTAAAAGCCAATCAGATGCTATATTATGGCACTTGAAAAGGTATGGTAACATAACAAGTTATGAAGCTATCAAAGAATACGGAGCAACAAGACTTGCAGCTATAATATGTAACCATAGAAAAAATGGATATGAAATAGAAAGTATTCCTATACACAGGAAAACTAGATTCGGAAGAACTGTTACATTATCTAAATATGTATATAATGAACCTAATAAAGAAATGAATTTGTTCAAGAGTTGTGAAACCAGCATAAGTACAAAACCATATACAATAGGTGGTTACGATATATACTAAAAATAGGGGGTAGTAATTGAAACTAATAACAATGAGCGGTTATACTTTGTGGATTTTACGTTCCCCCTTATATTATGAAAAATATAAGTAAATTAAAAAAAGAACTAGACAAATGGTTTAGTCTATACATAAGACTACGAGATTCAAATGAATACGGTATGGTGCAATGCTTTACCTGCGGTATAGTCAAGCCATATAACAAAGGTATGCAATGCGGTCACTTTCAAAGCCGAACACATCTCTCAACAAGATATGATGAACAAAATTGTCAACCTCAATGCGTAGGCTGCAATATGTTTAAGCAAGGCGAACAATACAAGTTTTCATTACAATTAGATGCAAAATATGGCGAAGGAACAGCACAAGAACTACAATTTTTTGCACATCAAACAGTAAAGTTTACTAGAGTAGATTATCAAGAAAAGATAAGTTATTACAAATCTGTTGTTAATAAATTGAAAAAAGATAAGATTTTAGAGTAACTTTTTTTTTACCTTTGGCGTATGAATGTTGCTATATACGCAAACGAACAACACAAACAAGCAGTTGAAACATATCTCAACTTTTGTGATGAATTTGTTAATGAAGTAAGCAACAAAACAAGATACGACAATTACAAAGAAGTTTTAGATGTTATAATTGAATATCATAATAATTATGGCAAAGGTAAACGAGAAAATAATTATTGGGATTGGCTGATGATTATACCTATTAATGTATCAGTTATGACACAAGGATATTTCGCAGGTATAGAAACAAAAAGAAATACAGCAAAAATAAGAGCATACAGAGTTGTTTTAGCAGAAATGTTAGAACAGCTAATTGATAAAATAGAAAAACTCGAACCAACTGATGAATGATATTTACATTGAAATATCTAAATTGTCAGACAAGTTCAGAGAAATGTGTTACGGTATTACAAATGACAAAGAAGATATTGACAATGTAGTACAAGAATTGATGCTTTATTTCTTACAGATGAATCCTGATACTATAAAAAAAATATGGTTACAAGACGGAAAAAAAGGAATAATAAGATATGGTGCGGTTGTAATCAGAAGAGCCTTAACCTGTAAAAATAATGCGTTCTACTATAAATACAAAAAGTACAATACACATCTTGATAGCAGTATTCACGTTAGTAGTATTACTACTGATTTTAATTATGTATATGACCATCGTATTAATTATAAAACTCTTGAAAATATTCCAGAAGAAACTCAAACAGATAAATCATATTATTTTAAAGAAATAGACGATGTTCTTGAACAATTAAATTGGTATGATAAAAAAATATTTGAATTATATTATTACGAAGGTAACACATTAGACAGTCTTGCTAAAAAAACAAAAATTAGCAGGAACAGTTTATTTACTACAATAGACAAAGTAAGAAACATTCTTAAAATTAAATTAAATGAGTAAAGTAAAATTATACAATCCTGTAAAGAATAATACTTGGGTAATGATGTTTGGCTTTGAAGCACCAAAAGATTATAAATACAAAAGAAGATGGACTAAATGAAATTTTTTGTACCTGATAACATATATCAAGATAGAATAGCAATATGCAAATCTTGTGAACATTATTTAGGTTTACTAGGTAATTGTGGTATATGCAAATGTTTCATGAAAATAAAAGCACGATTGGCACCTATGGAATGTGCAGATAATCCTAAGAAGTGGGAAAAAACTACAGATATTCAAGTGCCTGATAATTTACCTGAAGATGTAATAGAAGAAATAAAAAATGTATGGCAAGATATACAATCAGGAGTTGCAAGTCATGTAGAAGCAAAAAGAAAAATGGTTGAATTATATAACGCAATACACAATACAAGTTACAATCCTAATACTAATTGTGGCTCTTGCTTATCTGCCTGTCGTGATGGAATACAAAAATTATATAACAAATACAATACAGAATGATGAAATACGCACTTATAGTAATGGCGATTATTGCCTTGATATTTTTATTTGCAGCAATTATGATTGAAGCAGCATTCAAAAAACATGAAAGAAATAAATTCTATAAAAACTTAAATAAATATAAAAATGACAATGACAATAGATGATATGCCCACATATTACAAGGGTTCTAACGGATATATAGCAAAAGATGTAGTAAAGAATTTTAATTTAAGTTACAATGTAGGAACAGCTGTAACGTATTTGCTGAGAAGTAAAAATAAACATGATGATGGGGGTATAGAAGATATAAAAAAAGCAATTAATCATTTAAACTTTGAACTTGAAGAATTATATGATAGAGATTTTTTTAATAAAATAAAAAATAATGACAACGTATAAATGCTTATGTTGTAAAGAAACAAAAGAAGTAGGTAAAGCTACTATCGTACACAGAGAAGGTAAATGGGTATGCAAGGAAGCTGTATGCAGTTGTGGTAAATACATGGATAGTGAACCTGAAGATGGAATACCTAATTTACACAGAACAGAAGAATCACTGAGCAGAAATAAGAAACGTAATTACCTTTGGGATAGTGCAAAAGAAAAACTAGTAGGAGAAAGAGGTATTAACGAAGACTTTAAATAAAAATCAAATAAATACATTATATACTATGAAAATAAAATTAAGCAAATTAAAACCAAATGAAAGTAATCCTAGAATAATTAAAGAACCTAAGTTCAGGAAGTTAGTACAAAGCATAAAAGACTTTCCAGAAATGTTAGACTTACGACCTATTGTTGTTGATGAGCAAATGACAATACTAGGAGGTAATATGCGTTACAAAGCATGTATACAAGCAGGAATCAAAGAAGTACCTATTAAGATTGCTGAAGGATTAACTGATGAACAAAAAAAAGAATTTATTGTAAAAGATAATGTAGGCTTCGGTGAATGGGATTGGGATAGTTTAGGTAATGATTGGGATAATGTGAAACTAGGTGAATGGGGTATGGATGTATGGCAACCTGAAGAAGCAGTTGATTATTCTGTATTAGATGATATAGACTTAGGCGAAACATTAGAAGATAAAACAGCCGGAGTAAAAAGAGCAATCTGTATAGAATTTGATACTTTGATATATGATGAAGCTAGTGAATTAATAAAAAAATCTAGAGAAGAAGGTAATGATGTAGGAGCAATAGTATTACAAGCATTTAAGAATGTATAAAGTATTTACATTTTTTTATAATCGTTTCACAGATGCAACCACTTCTTTAGCGTTAAAAGAAAACGGTATTGAACATAATGTATTAATACATAAAGAAGAAGATTTAGATAAGTTTATAAAAGGTAAAACAATAGCAGGTAATCCTATAATCACAAATAAGCCAAAAGGATTAGCATATCAAAGAAATGCAGCATTAGAATTAATGGAAGAAGGAGAATGGGCAGTTTTCATGTGTGATGATTTTAAAGATATACGTTCATATCCTATCAATGATATTATGAATGTAAATAAAAAAATAAATGTAAATTTTGAAAACCAACAAGAACATACACTCAGACAAGATAAATTTAAAATGAATCTATCTGAAATGTTTACAATGTTCCCAAGATTGATTGAATTAGCTGAAAAAAATAAAATACATCTAGTAGGTTTTGGTTTACACGATAATCCTTTGAACTTAGGTAGAAAATTTGCAACAAGAGGATTAGCTGACGGAAGGTTTTGGTTAGTTAAAAAATCAAAATATAAATTTGATGAAAACGTACAAATGGTAGATGATGTATGTTGGACCGCTGAAAACTTAATTAGGCATAATAATGTTTTAATTTTAAATTGGACTGTGCCATATTTTAAAAGATATACTGCAGGAGCTTTTGGCAGTATAAGTGAACGTAAACAACAAAGATTAAGAGAATGTAAATATTTAGCTAATAAGTTCAATCCCTTAATTAAAATAGCACACAAAGCTAATTGGGATTACGGTACGCACGTTAGAATTTATGGCAGTAATAATAACATAAGGAAAGCTAGAATAAATAATGGATTATGAAAACACTTAAATTACAAAAAATAGAACACAATAGGAAAGTAGGTAATCGTTGTGAATATATAGAACCCAACGTAACTGAAAACTGTCTGTTAGAAGTTGATGGCGAAATAATAGGATTCTACATAAAAGATGTAGCTGAATATAGTGAACGTATGAGCAAACTATTAGCAGTAGCAGACAAAGAGTTTAGAAGCGATAATGTGCCGAAGTCTTTATTAGAACGTAGTGATGTGTTCAGTAAAGTATATTCAGAAGGTATGACTCGTAAACAAGCAAAGAAAGAAGGAACAATACAGATGAGTGCAATATTAGGAAGCGTAGCACCAAAACCACATATGCGTAGACCTTACCCTACAATATCAGCAGTACACAGAGATAAGAAAGCACAAACATTCATCAAAGCAATGTGGGGTTGTTGTATAGAAGCAGAACAAATCATCAAGAAACTAACTCCTGAAATATATAAAAGGCAAGTTGAATTATTTGAAGATATAAAAAAAGATTGGCGATTCGGTAATATGTATACAAGTAGTATATCTAATTTCAACATATCAGCACCATTTCACAGAGATACAGGAAACATTGTAGGAACAGTAAACACAATACTCACAAAAAGAAATAATGCGAATGGTGGTTGTTTAAATGTGCCTGACTACGATGCAACCTTTGAACAAGCTGACAATTCAATGTTAGTATATCCTGCTTGGAAAAACGTACACGGAGTAACTCCTATAAAACAAATCAGCGAAGATGGGTATAGAAATAGCTTAATATTTTATCCTCTCAAAGCATTTAAAGGAATATAGTATGGACAAAAGTAGACACATAAAAAAGGAAGCAATGCTACAAGCATTAGAGAATAGTTTAGGAGTAGTAACAGTAGCCTGTAAACAAAGCGATACGCCAAGAAGCACATATTACAAATGGTTAAAAGAAGATGAAGAGTTTGCGAAGTCAGTTAAGGAAATAGAGAATATTGCATTAGACTTTGCAGAAAGCCAATTACATTCACAAATGAAAGATGGTAACACTTCAGCTACAATCTTCTATTTAAAAACAAAAGGCAAGAAGCGAGGATATATAGAACGAAGCGAGTTAGATTTAAGTTCAGGCGATGAGCCGATTAAAATTAACGTAAACATCAAAGGAGTTGAACATTAATGCAGTATTTACACACACGCAAGAACAAGCGATTGAATATCTCTTTGACAAAGAAACTACAGAAGTACTATTCGGAGGAGCAGCAGGAGGTGGTAAGTCTTGGGTAGGTTGTTCGTGGTTAATATTGATGTGCTTAAAATACCCTAAGACAAGATTCTTAATGGGTAGGAGTAAACTAGATTCATTAAAGAAAACAACACTAAATACATTTTTTGAAGTTTGCGAAACTTGGGGAATTAAAGCAGGCAAGCATTACAACTTCAATGCAGGTTCAAACATTATAACTTTTTTTAATAAGTCAGAGATAATGCTCAAAGATTTATTCTTATACCCTTCAGATAGAAACTTTGATAATTTAGGTTCATTAGAAATAACAGGAGCATTTATAGATGAAGCAAATCAAGTAACTGAGAAAGCAAAAAACATAGTAGCATCAAGATTAAGATACAAACTAGATGATTACAATTTAATACCTAAAATGCTAATGACTTGTAACCCTGCTAAAAATTGGGTATATACACAATACTACAGACCTGCAAAAGACGGTAAACAAAAAAAGCACAGGAAGTTTATACAAAGTCTAGTTGATGATAATGAGTATATTTCTAAATATTATAAAACACAACTACAAACGCTTGACGAATTAAGCAAACAAAGATTACTATTTGGTAATTGGGAATACGATGCGAGTGATGACGCATTAATTAATTACGATTCAATAATTAACCTATTCAATCAAAAAGGCGTAGCAGGGCAAAAATACATATCTTGTGATGTAGCACGTTTTGGAAGCGATAAGACAGTTATAATGTATTGGGAAGGGTTATACCTTAAAAAAACAATAACGTTGCTTAAATCGGCTATAAATGATGTTGTAGAGCAAGTTAGAGCATTACAACAGGAATATGCAGTTAATCTTAGTAATATAATAATTGATGAAGATGGTGTAGGTGGTGGTGCTAAAGATTTTTTGAGATGTAAAGGTTTTGTAAATAACTCAAAGGCATTAAAGAACGAAAACTACCAAAACTTAAAAACACAATGTTACTACAAATTAGCTGACCTAATAAATAAAGGACAAATTGGTATAGATTGTCCTGATGTTAATGTGCGTAATAATATTATAGAAGAACTTGAACAAGTTAGAACAAAAGATGCAGACAAAGATAACAAGTTGCAAATAATACCTAAAGACACAGTAAAAGCCATACTAGGACGTTCACCTGATTATTCTGATGCATTAGCTATGCGTATGTATTATGAAATAGATGGTAACTACGGAAGGTATTTTGTGCAATAAGAAAGGGGGGCAAGCATTTTAGTAAACTTTAGAACCCCCCTTACGACAAGAGAAAAACAGAAATGAAGCTGCGAATATACAAACTTTAAACTAAATACAAACTTTTTACATTATATATTATGAAGGTCAAGATAAAAAAAGGCAAAAAAACTAAAGATTACAACATTATAAATAGTTGGTCAGATGTAACATTAGATAAGTGGCTTACATTGATAGGTTACGAAAACCTTACAGGCAGTGAAGAAGCATTGAAAATAGTTAAATTATTTTCAGATATTCCTACAAAATTAATTAAGCAGTTAAGCGTACAAGATGTTGCATTAGTTATGAAACGACTGACTGATTTACAAACTGAACAAAATACTACTCTAAATAAAATTATAGAAATAGATGGTATTGAATATGGTTTTCACCCTGACTTAGAAGAAATTACATTAGGCGAATATGCTGATATTGAAACATACATTAAATTAGGAATTGATAAGTACTTACCTGAATTATGTGCTATTTTATTTAGACCTGTAATTGAAAAGAAAAACAATATATACACGATTGAAGCGTATAATGGCAATATAAAAATTAGAAGCGAAATATTTAAAAAAATGCCTGCAGAACAAGTGCAGAACATGCTGGTTTTTTTTTGGACTTTCGTAAACAAGTTATTTCAGATTTTGCCATCGTATTTGATGCAGAGGACGGAGGAAATGAGTACGCAATCGCAAGTGAAAGTTTCGCAGAAAAATGGGGTTGGTTCGGAGTAATGCACAGACTTTGTAACCAAGATGTTAGTAAACTAGATAGTGTAACGAGTTTAAAATTGTTAGAATGCCTGACTTGGTTAAGTTACGAAACAGACTTGAACTCACAACAAAAAGTAAAATTGAATAATGAGCGTATATAATAAAACATACAACAACGTAGTAAATACTTTACTGCTTATGGCAGAAAAACACTACGGAATACAAGCAACTTCAGTAGGAGATGTATTTGAAATAGATTTACAAAAGCATACTAAATTCCCATTACTACATATCAATCCTGTAAACGTAGAAACAGGTGATGCTACTCTGACATATAACTTTCAAATATTTATAATGTCAATGGTTACGCAAGAAAGTAATTGGACAGAGAACAGAGCTCCTGCAGAAGGTAATACTGCAAATGCTTTTAATAAACTTTATAAGACATTGACAAATGAACAAACAGTATACAGCGAAATGTTACAAATTGCAACAGATTTTATCAGTATGTTAAGGCATTCAAAATTTCAATCAATGAATAGTGAAGAATTAATAAAACCTGATGGATTCCCTATTGCTACAAATGATATTAACTTTCCTATATACTTTACAGAAGGACAATTTACATTAGAACCTTTTGCAGAAAGATTTGATAATCTTTGCGTAGGTTGGGTATTTAATATTGGCGTTTTAGTACAGAATGATTTTAATTCTTGTGATGTACCGAACCCACAAAGTAGAGGAGCAGGATTCTAATGATTGAGTATTTAAAAAAAATAAATAAAATAAAATTTGGTAAAATAGAAATACAAATAATACCACCAACAATAAGAATAAAAATATGAACTACGAAGATGTACTAGAAAAATTAGAAGCAATAAGTATTAATCTTGAAAGCTATACAGACTATCCACAAGCAGCAACGAATAATGCAAAGCGTGCTAGAAAATGGAAAGAAGAAAATGGCTCTGATTGCGGAACTCGTGTGGGCTGGACTCGCTCTTCACAATTAGCAGAAAGAAAACCAATTAGCAGAGATACAATAGCACGTATGGCTTCATTTAAAAGACATCAACAAAATAAAGATGTACCCTACTCAGAAGGTTGTGGCGGATTAATGTGGGATGCTTGGGGTGGTTCATCAGGAATAAATTGGGCAATAAATAAATTAAAACAAATAGATAAAAAATAAAATTATGGCAGAATTAACAACAACGATTACAGAGAATGTTATATTGAATGGCTCAATAAGAGGTTCTTCAAATGTATTGACAACATCAGATATAGTTGATGTGATGGAGCGTATTTTAACATGTGCACATTCTAATTCAACTAAAGTAGCTGTATTTGCAACTACTCCTCACACGAGTCCAGGAGCAATAGACGTAGAAAATGTAGCTTATGTAAGGGTAACTAATTTAAGCACAACAGACGCAATATATGTAGCTGTAATATCAGGTTCTACAAGTTATACAGTAAAAGTAAGACCTGGTGGCTCTCATATACTTTATAATGGTGAACAAGTTATGATTGGTGAAGCAAGCACAACGCCATCACTACCTGCAACACTTGAAACATTATCAAGTATAGCAGTAAAACCTTATGGAACTACTGATTGTCAAGTAGAACTTTTTGTTGCATTAACATAATGAAACTTAAAAACGTAGAAAGGTATTTAGATAGTTTTGGTAAGTATACAATACAACAAGCAAGACAAGTATTGACTAAAAAGAAAAAAAACGTATCTAAAGATTTATACAATTCGTTACGTTTTGTCGTTAGGCACACTAAAGATGGATACGAGATTGGGTTTTATATGCTTCCTTATGGAGCTTTCGTAGACAAAGGCGTGTCAGGAACAGACAATCAACAAATATTTAGAAATGTTGAAGGAAAAGAAGTTATATCGCCTTTTAAATATACTACAAAAAAACCACCTGCAGGAATATTATTTAAGTGGATAAAAAATAGAAGTTTAAAAGGCAGAGATAAAGAAACAGGCAGATTTATAACTGACAAATCATTTTCTTTTGCTTTACAAAATAGCATATACAAATATGGTATGAAAGGAATTAGTTTTTTTTCAAGACCATTAGAATTAGGTTTAAAAAGATTTGGAGAAGATATACTGAAAAGTCTTAGTAAAGATATAGTAAAAGAAGTAAAAAATAATACATAATGGCAACTGAAATCATACAACAACCTCTATACACTTTTGTACCTGTAGGTCAAGAGTTAATATATACAGTAGCAAATCCTACTCAGGTAGCTACAAAGAAGCAAGTAAAATTTGTAGCTGAAGTTTATATCAGTGCAGATGTACCACCTACAATGACAGGCTCAACAAATAAAGTGGCTACATTTAAAACTACGCCGAACAATGCAGGAGTCGGTATTTTTGATTTAAGAGAGGTCATAGAAACTTTTGTAAAAGCAGACAATCTAGCATACGAATTATCATCATTCAAAACAGAAACAGTAACTAGTAATGATTATATTCCTATACATATAATAGACAAAGCAAGTAGGGCGGCAAACTCTATAAAATATTTAGGTATAAAATTTAGTACAGAAAGATTCAGTTCTGTTTCAAATAGCATAATTCAGTATGATGAAGTTAATTCAGAAATAAGAAGGATTTTCAATGGGTATATAAGTTATAATGAAGTCTTAAGACATGGTACAGGTGCTGAACAATATTACTATGGTTATAATATGAAAAGATTTAACTTGAATGGTTCAACAAAAGAGTTTTTAACAAATGCACCTAATACGCAATACGCAAATCAAAATGACTACGGAACTGCTGCTATAATGTTAGGAATTAATGGTTTATTTCCTGCTACAGATGGTGCTGTAAGAATTAAATTTACATATCATACATATTTGTCAGGTTCATCAAATGAGTTCTACGAAATAAAACAACCTAATGGAGGTCCTGCTTCTAATTCGCAAATGTCTTTAATATACAACAATATACTTTTCTTTGGTGTATTTCCTGGTAACTTGAAAGGATGGAGTACAATGTATAATGGTATAGGAACTGATATAGATTTTTATACATTTAAAATTGAAGGAGATGGTGGTGTAGATTTAAGTAAAGAATATACGATTAAAGTAAATTGTCCTGAATCAATACCAGGTGGTTCAAGTGCGTTTCCTGTAACGCCAAAAAAAGGATATGAGCCAATTAGATTATGTTGGTTAAATCAATGGGGTGCTTGGGATTATTATACTTTTACTTTAAAATCTACTAAAACAATATCAACAAAAGGCACAACATACCATCAGTTAGGCGGTTCTTGGAACAATAATGTATATAGGTACCAGATGCACAAAGGTGGCAAAAAAACATTCAGAGTCAATGCTACTGAAAAATTAAAAATAAATACAGATTACATTACAGAAGATGAAGCGGTTTGGTTAGAAGAATTAATGAACAGTCCAGAAACATATATGCTTCTGAGAGGATATGATACAGATGAAAGTAATTCTATATATAATGACTATGTATGCCCTGTAAGATTAATTACAAATTCTTATGTTAAAAAAACAGTAGCAAATGATAAGTTAATACAATATACATTTGAAATAGAAAAAGCAAAAATACTTAGAACACAATCTATCTAATATGTCAGTACAATTAAGTTTATACCCACAGCAATATGACGGTACTTTTAATAGTATAACAGTTAATGCCACTAATATGTGTGCAGATGCTGAATTTGGTTTTACTTGGCTAAATGCAGTAAATAATTATACTACTGTTTCATCTGCAACAACTTGGTTCAATATGCCTTTGAAAATGGCGCAAGATTTGAATTTAACCGCTTCACCTATGCCGATGAATGAATGGTTAGTAGGTGCAAGACTTGCATCAGATATGTTTACAGGAATAGTCGGCTCTGATAGGGTATTGTATTTAGGTCAAGCAACAGTAACAAGCACACTAGGAGAAGCGTGTTTGATACAAAGAATAACAGGATTGACAGTAGGTGCTCAATATAGGTCTGAAGCGTTTTTTTCAATAGATGGTGGTACTGCTGAAGTATCACATTCTATTATTGATAGTGCTAATGGCTTAAATGCACCTGTATTAAATCAAGTTACAACGTATGCTAATGGACAACATTCTGATGCCAAACTTTTTACAGCACCTTCTGATGAAGTTATAATTGGTATATCATTCAAACCTGCTTCAGGTGCTACATCAAATACTATTCAGTTTGATACTAATGTTAGTTATACAGGACAGCAATATGTATGGAATGTTAGCTTAGAGCAGCAATCAGGTTCAGGTGCTATTAATCAGCTTGCAGATGGTCAGGTAATAGTAGATTTATATGAAGATGAAAACATACCGTTGACATTGAGTATAGATGACTTTACTAATGTAGCAGAGAAAGTACAATCTTACTCAAAAGCGTTTAAATTACCAGGAACGAAAAGAAATAATTTAATATTTGATAATATATTTGAGATAACTAGAACCGCACAAAAATCTTTATTATTTAATCCTTATCGTAGAACACAATGTTGTTTAAAAGAAAATGGTATAATACTATTTGAGGGATATTTAAGACTAATAGATGTTCAAGATAAAGAAGATGAAAGAAGTTACAACGTAAATTTATACTCTGATAATATAGCACTTGCAGATGTTCTAAAAGACAGAGAATTTAAAGATATAGGGTTTGAAGAACTTGAACATTTATATGACAAATCTAATATCAAAAGAAGTTGGAATGATAACGCAGCAGCAGGTAGCGCAATAGCTTGGACAAATACAAATATTTCAGGATTTAGAACAGATTATCAAACATTGAAATATCCATTTGTAGATTGGAATCATCAATTTAAAATAGCAGATGGTTCTGATGGTACTAATGCAGAAGTAGGTATGCCACAACTGAACACACTAGCTGAAGCATTTAGACCCTGGATTAGTTTACATTATTTAGTAAATAGAATATTTGATGCTACTGATTTTACATACAGTAGTGAATTTTTTGAAAGTGATGATTTTAAAAATATGTATATGGACTTCAATTGGGGTTCTGATGTAACTCCAGGTTCATACGGATTTTTTGGTTATAGAAAAACAAGAGACATAACAGGAGTTACTGGAAATTATTTATTATCAGCATCATATTTAAAGTTACCTCCTACGCCACAAACAGGAACAGGTATTTCGCAAATAGGAAACTCATATCCTATTGAACTAGGTCATTCTGCTACAGATTTTCTTGCAGGAACAGGTTCTATGTGGACTGCACAATATGACAATCAATTATACAGAGTGAATTGGCGTTACGCTTTTAAACAAGTATCAGGTACTCCTACAGTAGAATACAGATGGATTCACGAAAATGCAACAGGTGTTACTACTACAATTATACCTGGACAAAATGGCTCAAGTACATTCTCAAGTTATATGGGTGCTTCAGGAGACTTTGAGATATATTTACCAATAGGAGACAAAATATATTGTCAAGCAAAATGTAGTGCAGGTAGTGCTCGTGTTTATGAAGCTAGAGTATGGATAAATACTGTAACTGCTACAACAACAAATGACTCACTACTTGGAAGTATTAGAGGTGATTTAAAACAATGGGATTTTCTTAAAGGATTGATTAATATGTTTAATCTTGTAACTATCCCTGACCCTGATAATAAAAATGTAATAAAGATTGAACCCTACCCTACTATATTCAATCAAGATATTGTAGACCCATCATCAGCAATTGGTACAGAATTAAAAGACAGGATAATACAACACAATTGGACAGATAAAATAGATGTATCACAAATTGTACTAAAACCTTTGACAGACTTAAATAAATTTACAATATTCAAATATGAAGAAGAAAGCGATGATTATATGTTCAATAATTATAAGCATGCAGTAAATGGATATTTATATGGTAGTAAACTTCACGATGCTAGTGGTTTTGATACATTAACAGGAAAAGATGAAATAATTGCTTCACCTTTTGCTGCAACAATTATGAAGCCTTTAATGACAGAATACGAAGAATTGATAGTGCCTACAATGTATGCTTTAGATGAAGATGGTGCTACATCAGGTATAGAAAATATGCCAAGAATATGTTATAATAATGGACTAATTGATTTAACATCTTCAGGAATCACTTATTATATACCACAGCAAAATGGTGGTGCTAGTGCTAATGAAGACTCATACTTAAGATTTAGTCACTTATCACAATTACCTGTTACAGGAACGCCAACATCAGGCACAGTAAGAGATTTGAACTATGCAGCAATACAATTAGTGGTGCCAGGAGTTACAGCTCCAATAGATAATCTATACAATATGTATTGGGCTCCTTATTATAATGAATTATACAATTCAGATACTAGAACTATGACTATAAAAGTTGATTTAAATTCATCAGATATTGCTAGCTTCCAATTTAGTGATAGAGTATTTATAAAAAATAGAGCATTTAGAGTTAATAAAATTGACTATAAACCAGGAGATTTATCAACAGTTGAATTTATTTTAATACCTTAAATATGAGTAAAGTTTATACCCACCCAACAGTAAGTGCAGCACCAGGATTTAGTGTATATCCATTAGAGGTGTCTGAAATAGGAATAGTTACATTCACAGATGATGGTACAACTGAAATTAGACCTACTCAATTACAATGCGAAAGGTATGGTTACAAATTTGATGTAACAACAGGAACTTGCTATGCATTCAAACCTTCTTTTAAATTAGATGAATTAATAGGGCAGACTACTAACTTTGTAAAAGGTCAAGACAATACACTTGCAAGAGGTGTAGAAAATACATCTATTACAGGGCAATCTAATACAGTTTTAAACAATACTAGAAGCAATGTAATTATAGGTAACAATCATACTATAAATACTAATCTTAATAATGGTATAGTTACAGGAACGAAAGCAAATGTTACAACTTCAGGTTCATTAACAATGGGTGGTAATCAACCTACTGATAATTTATCTGAAAGGCAAACTATAATATTACAATATGGTTGTCAGACTACAGGAACAGCTAATGTTTCAGCAGGTATAAATAATGAATCAGGAGTACGATTTGTGTTACCACAAGAAGCTATATGTTATTTTCACGCAGATACAATAGCAGTTAGAACAGGGGGTTCTTCAGGAACAGGTGCAGTTGGTGATTATGCTTCTTATGTTGAACGTGGCGTATTGATAAATAAAGGTGGCACAACAAGTATACAAAGAGAAAGAGATACAATAAAGACTTCAGGAACTGTAACAAATTGGCGAATATTAGCAGCAGCAGGTTCAGGACAAACATTAGCGTTACAGTGTAGAGGAAACACGAATCAGACATTAGAATGGAATATGACAGTTAGAATAACAATGATACAAACAGACGTAAGTTTATAAAAAAATAAGATATGGCAACTACAGAAACATTAACGTTCAACGTAAAATCTAATATAGGAAAAACAGCAAAAGATGCATCAGAATTAGCTAGTGAATTTAAGCTAATGGGCGTTTCTTTAAATGATGTTAGAAATGGCTTTAGAGCTATCGCAAGAACTGCTGCAGCTTCATTCGCAACTATTAACAAAGCAATAAAGACATCTATCATTGGTGTATTTATAGCAGCAATAGCATCATTAGTAACTTATTTTACTCAATCAAAAAGAGGTGCAGAACAATTAGGTCAAGCATTAGCAGGATTGACAGCAGGATTTAATGTTTTAGTTGATAGAGTTATACAATTTGGTGAAGGTTTAGGTAAACTACTTAGTGGTAATTTAAGTGGCTTGACACAAATGAAAAATGCTTTTAAAGATATAGGGGTTGAAATAGCAAATGACGTGAGAGAAGCTACTGCATTAGAAGAAGCATTTCAAAGATTGAAAGATTCAAATAGAGAATTAAATGTTGAAACAGCAAGACGTAGAGCAGAAATTGAAGCGTTGAAGTTAATTGCTGAAGATACAACAAAGACAGAAGAAGAAAGATTAGCAGCAGCACAAAAAGCATTTAAAATTGAAAATGATTTATTATCACAACGTATAGCAAATGCAGAAGAAGGTGTTAGAATACAAAGAGAGCAAAATGAAATAAACGAAAGTAGTGAAGCGGATTTAGATGCTTTAGCACAAAGAGAAATAGAGCTATTTAATATTAGGCAAGAAAGTACAACAAAACAAATTGAATTAAATAACAAAATTAACTCTATTAAAAGAGAAGCAGAAGCAAAAGAATTAGAAGCACTACAAGCCCTTAAAGACGCAGAAGCTGAAAGATTAGGCGAGTTAGAAAGAATATCTACAAGTATAGAACAAGCATACGACAAACAACAAAAAGCCATCACGAATTTAATGGATACTGAAAAGCAATTTTTTAATGAAAAAGTAGAGCAAGATATGACTATTCAACAATTGAGTGAGCAAAGAGTTGAATGGGCTGCAATGTCAGACAAAGAAAGAATGAATATAGCTTCGACTACTGCTAAAAATATGTCAAAAGTATTAGGAGAAGAAAGTGAAGCAGGAAAAGCGTTTGCAATTATGGCAACAACAGTTGATACTTTTCAATCTGCACAATCAGCATTCAAATCAATGGCAGGTATTCCTGTTGTTGGTCCTGCGTTAGGAGCAGTAGCAGCAGCCGCAGCAGTAGCAGCAGGTATGAAAAATATTGCAGCAATTAAAAGTGCAAAAAAAGGCGGCGGTGGTGGTGCTTCAATACCTGCAGCAGCACCTGCAGCAACTCCAGCACCACAAATGATGTCAGGTGAGTTTGACTTAACAGGCGGAATAGAACCTGAGCCTACTAAGGCGTTTGTAGTGACAGATGAAATGACAGACAGTCAGAATCAATTAGCAAACATTAGAAGGAGAGCAACAATTTAAAAATCAAATAAATATTAATTAAATACATTATATAATATGCCTTGCGAAAAATGTGATAACGGAAAATATAAATGGGGAACTAGAGGTTCATGTGAATATGAAACAGCACAAGAATGTGAAGAAGCCAATAAAGATTATTATGAAGAAATGAAAACTACTAGAATTGTTGAGTTAGTAATATCTGATGAAAATCAAGAACTAGCTATTGATGCAATAAGTTTAGTGGCTAGTCCTGCTATTGAGCAAGATATGGTTTACTTCAATAAAAAGAAAAACAACTTGACATTAGCTAAAATAGATGAAGATAAAAGAATGCTAGTAAGCCCTGCATTAATACCAAATAAACAAATATTTAGATACGACCCAAATACTGATTCAGAATACTACGTTTATTTCAGTCCTGAAACAGTACGTAAAGCATCTGAATTATACTTAAAACACAACAATCACCACAAAGCTACATACGAACATCAAGATAGAGTGAGCGGCGTTTTAACTGTTGAATCTTGGATAAAAGAAGGAGACATGGATAAGTCAAAAATGTATGGTTACGATTTACCTAATGGAACATGGTTCGTTAAGATGAAAATAAACAATACAGAACTTTGGAATAAAATAAAAGCAGGGGAATTGAAGGGCTTATCTATTGAAGGTTACTTTACAGATAAAATGGAAGAAATGTCTGAAAGGACGCCAACAAACGAAGAAATACTATCGGCTTTGAATGAGATAATAAAGGAAAATCAAATAACTAACAAATAATTACATTATATAAAAAAAGAACCTATGGACATCAAAGAACAAATACTAGTAGCTCTTGGTCTTAATAAAGATGAAGAAGTTAAATTAGCTTGGCAGGGAAAATCAGAAGATGGAACTATCTTCGTATCAACTGCTGAAGAATTAGAAGCAGGCGTAGACATCTCAGTAATGACTGATGATGGTACTACAATTTTATTACCTGTTGGAACTTATAAAACTGATACAGGAGTATCTTTCAGAGTAGAAGAAGAAGGCATAGTTGCTGAAGTTATTGAAAGTGAGACTGAAGAAGAAATAGAAGCAGGAGATGATAAAGAAGAAATGACTGCTGATGAAGCATACGAGAAAGCTGAATTTGAAGATAAAGACAAAGACATGAAAAAACATGATGAAGATGAATATGATGAGCATGATGAAAGCAGAGCAGAAAAGGCAGATTGGGCAAAGTCTTATGAGGAGATGAAAGATAGAGTTGATAATTTAGAAGATGCAATAGCTGATATAAAAGCAAAAATGGGAGAAGGAATGGAAGAAGAAGTTGATTTATCAGAAGAAGAAAATCAAGAAAAATCTGATTCACCTAAAACTGTTACAACTAAGACTACTGAAGTTGTTGAATTTTCTAAAGATGAAGTAGAAGCATTAAAAGAAGAAAATGAGAAGCTTAAAGCTGAATTATCTGCTACTCCTGCTGAATCACCTTTAAATACTAACAAGTTCAGTTCAGAAAGAAAGCCTTTGAGCAGAAAAGAATACAACAAACTTTCTAGACAGGAAAGATTTATATACAATTTAAACAAATAATATTAACTAAAAAAATAATTAAAAATGAGTTTAACAACAAGTTCACAGTTTTCAGGGAAGGCAGCGGGGTTTTATATCTCAGCAGCTCTAAAAGAAGCGAAATCATTAGACTTCTTAACTACTATTGAAAACATCAAATTTAAAAGTAACATTCAGAAAATGGCAGCTACAGGAATGGTTGCAAATGCAACGTGTGACTTTTCTCAAGCAGGTACTCTTGCATTAACTGAGAATGTACTTGAACCAAAATTATTAATGATTAACACTGATTTATGTAAGAAGGATTTACTTGATTCTTGGGAAGCATTACAAATGAGAGCAGGAGCAGGTGCTCCACCTCCAGCATCTTTTGATGACTATGTAATTTCTTATTTAAGTGGAATCATTGCAGACGGAGTTGAAGGTGATATATGGGCAGGTGATAATGGTGCAGGAAGATTCTTAGGATTCTTAGATGCAGCAGCAGGTAGTATAGCAACAGGTGCAGGTATTGTAACTTCATCAGCTTCAGCAGCTTATACAGCAGCTAACATTATTGCAAACTTACAAACATTAGTTACTGATTGGACAGCAGCTTCAAGTGCAGTTAACACAATGTACAAAGAAGATACGTACATATACATGAATAAAAAGACTTACTCTATGTATATTTCTGCAGTATCTACATTAGGATATGTAAATGCTTACAACATGAATGGTGATTATGAGCCTGTATTCGAAGGACACAAGATAGCAGTATGTCCGGGTATGGTAGATAACCAAGTTGTATGTGCTGAGAAATCTAACTTATTCTTTGGAACTGACTTATTATCTGACCACACTAGAATTCAATTATTAGATATGGGTAACTTAGATGGTTCTGATAACTTAAGAGTAGTTGCTAGGTATTCAGCAGGTGTTCAGACAGGTATCAACGCTGACATCGTTAGACAATCATAAATAAATTAAATGAAAGTGGGGGTATTATACCCTCACTTCCTTAACCTTAAAAACATAAATAAATATGGCATGCGGAACATTAACAAAAGGTAGAGGGCTAGATTGTAATAGAATATCAGGCGGAATTAAGAATGTTTATTTTGCAGTATATGACCAAGTAGCTTCAACAACTTTAGGTACTGGAGCTGATTTAGGTAGTATTACAGATATAGATATGGGTACAAATAGTATATATAAATATGTTATGCCTTTAGGCGTTGCAAGTTTGACAGATACTATAACAGGTTCACGAGAAAATGGTACTATCTTTTATACTCCTACAATAAACATTATACTAAATAGACTAACAAAAGAAGACCAAAATCAGATAAAATTATTAGGTGCTACTAAGACTATTATATTTGCTGAATTAAATGCTACATTGACTTCAAGTGGTAACACAGTTATTGTATGCCTTGGTAGAGTTAATGGTATGGAACTTAATACAGGTACTATGGATAGTGGTGCTGCATTCGGTGATAGAGGAGGTTATACATTGACATTTGACGGCTTAGAAAATGAGCCTTTCCAAATGGTAAAAGATTATAATTCTACTCCATTTGATAATGCAGATAGTGGTGCACAAATACCGATTGTATCAGTTTAAAACTTTTTGTAGTTTTAATATAGCTTGATGGGGGTGGTAAGGTTCGACCTTATATAGAGTAATCTAGCGTTCATCATAAAGAAGGGTAGCTTCGGCTACTCTTTTTTTATATAAGCAAATAAATAGGAAGTTTTTACATTATATAATATGATACAAGGTAAAACCAAGTCAGCAATACTAAGCACAACAGATGGAATCATAGTTACAGAGGATAATAGAATTTATCAATTTTATCTTCCACCATGTCCTGCTGCTATTGAAGGTCGTAATGTTCCTAAGACACAAATTAGATTATTATTCAAGTTCATAAACCAAATGGACAAATCTGTTCAGTATGCTTACCTCAAAGGTGGTAGTGCTAATATATATGATAGATACACAGCTTTACAATTTAGTTACGAAGCTACATTAGATTCAAATAGTGTATATAATGGTGAAACTAGCTTTAAAATTGCAGGAACGTATGTTTACGAAGTTTACGAAGTTTCTTGGGATGGTACGGTAAGTTTGACAGCTACAACAGCACCTGCAACAGAAACGCAAGTTTTAGAGCCTGCAGATACAGCAGGTGTTGTAAGAGGATTAGTTACAAAAGGTCTGATGTATTTAACAGACGTTGATGGAACACAACAAGTACAATATACGCAACATCCTGAGCCAAGTGGTACAAATTATATATACTACGGACAATAAAAATATATTATGAAAGATAACATTTTAAATATCAACTTAGAAACTGAAACAGCACCTCATGTAGTAGAAGAAAGAGGTAAAGATTGGATTAGTTATGGAACAGAAAATTGGAACAACTTATATCCGCAGTTCTTAATTGATTTATACTACAACTCTTCAACTCAGGCAGCTATTATAAATGCAACTGCAGAAATGATAGCAGCAGAAAATTTAGTAATAGAAGATGAAGAAAATAGGAATTTAGATGCTAGAGTAAAATTAAGTCATTTCATGGATAGAGCTAACTCAAAAGAAAGCCTACATGAAGTAATAAAGAAAATATCATTTGATTTTAAACTTCAAGGAGCATTTGCACTTAATATAGTGTGGTCTAAGGACAGAACTCAGATAGCAGAGATATATCATATACCTGTTGAGAAGATAAGGGCTGAGAAGCCAAATAAATTAGGTAGAGTAGAAGCGTTTTATGTATCATCTGATTGGAGAAATACAAGAATCAACAAGCCATACAGAGTACCTGCATTCAACATTAATGACAGAACATCTGCAAATCAAATTCTTTATTCAGGTCTATACAGTCCTAATATGAACGTATATCACACTCCTGATTATGTAGCTGCAAATAATTGGGCATTAGTAGACCAAAAGGTTGCTGAATACCACCTTTCAAATATATCTAATGGATTCGCAGGTTCGTACTTCATCAGCTTTGCTAATGGAGTTCCTACAGCAGAAGAAAGATACCAAATTGAGCAAAGTTTAGCACAAAAATTCACAGGAGAAAAAGCGGCAGGAAGATTCGTATTGACATTCTCAGACGATAGAACTAGAACTCCTGAAATTGTACCAATTAGTATGTCTGACGCAGATAAGCAATATCTAGCATTACAGGAACTTTTGGTTCAGAATATATTGACAGGTCACAGAGTCACTTCTCCGATGCTTATGGGTATTAAAAACGAAACAGGATTAGGTTCTAATGTAGATGAACTTAATGCAGCAGCGAACTTTTACCTAAATACAGTAGTAAAACCTTACCAAGACCACATCGTAAAAGAGCTAAGAAAGATATTTAAGGTAAACAACATGGATATGCCTGTAAACTTCGTTCAGTTAAAACCTATTACAGTACAGTTTACAAGTGAAGATTTAAAAGGTGTAATGACACAAGATGAAATTAGAGATGAATTAGGTCTAGAACCATTAGATACTGAAATAGAAGTTAAAGAAAATTTAGCAAAAGTAGGTTCTATGATAACAGATGGTATAGAATTACCTTTATTTGAAACAAAAGAAGAAGCTGAAGCTGAAGCTAAAAAACTTGGTTGTTCTGGAAGTCATATACATACACAAGACGGTAAGGAGTATTATATGCCTTGTGAAAATCACGACCAAATAAAACAAGTAAATGCTGAATGTAATTGTAAGTTAAGTAGTGAAACAGAATTTACAGAATTATCTAAATTTATAGAAGAGTTTGGCGAAGATATACCTGAAGATTGGGAATTAGTAGATGAAGAAATAGTTGATGGTGAACATCAAGATTTTAATTATGAAACTGAATTAAATAAAGCTGTAAACGAAAAATATGATTTTAAAGTAAGCACAGGAACAGCAAGACCAAACGCAAGAAGCGAACAAGATGGCTTGAACAGGTCAGGCAATGATTTTTACAAAGTTAGATATGTATATACTAAAGATAATTTTTTAAGCCAAGAAGGAGAAACAAGAGATTTTTGCAGCCAAATGATGTCAGCTAATAAAATTTATCGTAAAGAAGATATTTTACAAATGACAGATAGAGCAGTAAATCCAGGTTGGGGACCTCGTGGTGCTGATACATATTCTATATGGCTTTACAAAGGCGGAGGTAACTGCCATCATTTTTGGCTAAGAAGAATTTACAAAACATCTCTAAGAGGTGCAAAAAGTAAAATCAACGACAATCAAATAATCAGTTACACTAAAGCACTTTCAGAAGGGTTCACAGCAGAGCGTAATGATGCACTTGTAGCAAGACCACCAAAAAGAATGATTAACCAAGGATTTTTAGAACCAAGATAATTATGGCATACGTACTATTCATATCAGAACAGAAGCTAAAAGACAGCACAGCAATCAACCTTAATGTTGATGTAGAATTACTACTACCATATGTAAGGCAAGCACAGAAGTTGTATGTTGAAGCTAAACTAGGAACAAAACTTACTCAAAAATTGAAAGATTTAATTACTGCAGGAACTTTAGGTAATGTAGGTAATGAAGCGTACAAATCTTTAGTTGATGACTACATTGGTGACATGCTACCGAATTGGGCGTTTTATCACGCAGTACCTTTTTTAAGATTTAAAATAGAAAATGGTAATATATATTCAAAAACATCTGAAACAGGAACTGCTTTAAGTACAGAAGAAGCACAACATCTTAGAGAAGAAGTAAGAAATACTGCTGAATATTATACAGAACGTATGATAGATTATGTAAGAAACAATATAAGCAGCTTTCCAGAATACAATCAAAACAGCGGTGCAGATGTCAATCCAGACCCTAATGCATATTATAATGGTATGAATCTTGAAAGACCAAGACAGGGTACTGAGATAACTTTGAGAAACTTTTTAAATGCTTCTGACTATTCATAATGAAGAAATATTACAAGCCAAAAAAAACTAACATAACTAAATTGAAATCATATTTAGATAAAAATAATACAAATGGACAACGTAAAAGACACAGTACAAGTAGCTGCAGCAAATAGCACAGCAATAGGATTCAGTATTACAGATTGTAATGAAATCCTTACATTCGTATCATTGATACTAGCAATAGCGTTTACCATTTACAAGTTTTTTAAATTTAACAAAAATGCCTAAGAAGAGAAAGCTTAACTCAAAGAACCCTAAATATTTAAAAAATGTTGACAAGGATATTAAAGTTCGTAGAGAACCTGCTTGCGAAGCTAAAGGTTGTAAAGTTTACAAAGTATATTCCCTATAATTTGGATTTAACATATTTTACAATTACTGAATTTGACAGCCCTGATGAATTTGGCTCAGGTTATAGAATGAATAAAGATTTTCTAAGAAGATTAGATACAGCTAGGGGTATAGCTGGTATACCTTTTAAAATTAATTCAGGGTATAGAACAGCACATCACAATGATACTGTTATTAAAGCTAAAATAACAAGCAGTCACAAAAAAGGATTAGCTGTTGATATAGCGTACAAAGGTAGTAGAGAAAGGTATTTGATTATAAATGCTTTAATGATAGTAGGCGTAAACAGATTTGGAATAGGCAAGACTTTTATACATGCTGATGTTGATAAAAACAAAGATGAAGATGTTATATGGCTATATTGAGCCACTAAATTTGAATATTAACCAAATAAATATATTATGAAATTTATTTTAACACAATTACTAAAATCAAAAAAGGTATGGTTAGGTATATCATCTATTATCATTCCTATGATTGCTAACTTTTTAGGAGCTGATGAAGAAGCTGTATCTAAGATATGGTATTCACTATTAGCTATGTTATTAGGACAATCTGCTGCTGATTTTGGTAAAGAACGAAAGTAATAGATATAGACTAAAACCACACGAGATTGTGGCACTAGAAAAGATGAGGGAATCCGAGACTAGAAATGTTCTAGTCATCGGTGACCTTCATGAACCTTTTTGCTTAGATTCATACTTAGAGTTCTGTATTGACCAATACTATCTCTATAATTGCACAGAGGTTGTCTTTATAGGCGATATAATAGACAATCACTATTCAAGCTACCATGAGTCCTCAGCTGACGGATTGGGTGGCTTAGACGAGCTTGAATTAGCTATTAAGCGTATATCACGTTGGCGTAACGCATTTCCGATGGCTACTGTTATAATCGGTAACCATGACAGAATTATAATGAGGAAGGCACAAACATCTAGTATTCCTAGCAAATGGATAAAATCATACAAAGAAGTATTAGAAGTACCTGATTGGAACTTCGTTGAAAGATACGAGAAAGACAACGTACAATACATTCATGGAGAAGGTGGTACGGCGAGAACCAAATGTCGTGCTGATATGATGAATACAGTACAAGGACATTTACACACACAAGCATACTGCGAACATTATGTTGGTAAGCGTTTCAGAGTATTTGGAATGCAAGTTGGTTGCGGTATTAATCACAAAAGTTACGCGATGGCGTATGCAAAATACGGAAAAAGACCAGCCGTGGGGGTAGGAATTGTCAGCAATAATGGCAAAACTCCCATCAATATTCTGATGCCTTTATAAAATTTTCACACTAATTTACTAGATATAGATACACTTTTTTGTTAAAAAAAGAGTTAAAAAGTTTGTTAATTCAAAAAAAGTATTTAAATTTGTTCCATAATTAAAACGAAATAAACTTAAAAAAACAGAAATGGAAACTAAATTAACATTAGAAAAAATTGAAAAGACAAAATCAGGAGTAGAATTTGCTAATATAATATGCGAACTACCTTTTGAAAGAGCTAACGCAATCGCACAGCGCAAAGAAACTTTGACTGTTAAGTTAAGAAGCACAGGTTTAGGTTGTAGAATAATGAGTGACCACTTAGTATATGAAATGAAGTACATTTGTGAAACTTTAGATACTGCAAAAATATCTAAATGGGTTAAAGAAATTTTACAATCAAATAAATTTTTAAACGAAACTAAAACAATATAATTAATCAGGGGGCGTAACAGCCCCCATAAAACATTTACAGAAATGAAATCAAATTTTAAAATGCTAGAAGCAACAACTAAACAAGAAGCTATTATATCTATATGCGATGTAATGGCAGAAAACCCTATATGGCTAAACAAATGTACATCAGATATATTTGCTCTTATTAATAATTTACATACAACTAGAAAAAAGACTCATTGGTTGAATCAATTGACATTTAGTCAAGTAAGAGATTTGTTTATCGAAATAAAAACTGAATACTATAACTTTAAAGATAAGACAGAATGGAACTTTTAAGCGAATATTGGGTACTCAAAGGGTGCTATGATGCAGTATCTGTTCATGATTATAATACTGATACCAAATGTGTTGATTATAGAATGTCAGGAGGTAGCGTTGTAGTTGTAGGAACTGCAGAACAAATATTAAATAAATTCAGATATATGCTTAGGAATCACGGTTGGCAATTAAGAGATAGTTTTACTATTGATTTAAAGCAAGAATGGGTTGATTTATATAATGAGAAAAAAGAATGTTTAATTTTAAATGCAAGATAATGGCAAAAGAAAAAGAAATAATAAAACGAATGAATGATATAAATACTTTCCAAGCACATGAAAACGAAGTATGCCTAAGAGGAACAGATGAATATGGCAAAGACTTTACAGTTTGGTGGGATAGTTATGATTTTCTGACTTGGATAGACAAAGAACAATTAGATTATATCAAAGAACAATTAACTAAATACATACAAGAGAAATGAAAACGAATATAAATGAATATGAATTCTGCAGGTGGTTTGAAATGCACAGGCCAAACAATTTTAGCTACGATGGACTAAGAGCTTTATATGATATGCTTACTAGCTATGAAGAAGATACAGGAGAAGAAATAGAATACGACCCAATAGCGTTTTGTTGTGAATATACAGAATACGAAAACATTGAAGAGTTTTGGCAAGATTATGACAAAGAAGAATATCCTGATGAACAGTCAATAATGGATAATACATTTTATTGGGCATTTGGAGATGAATCTTTTATAATACAACAATTTTAAAATGAAATCAAAAATTTATTACTTCCAAGACTGGTTAATATGGTTAAATAAAAAACAAATACCAGTAAATATAAAACATATGTACTTTGAAGAACAATATCAAAATTTAGAGACATTTGAAAACAACTATAAAAATTTTAAAAACTTAAATAACTAAAAACAAAAAGATTTAAATAATTTTTATATTTTTAACAAAATTTTTAACTTAAATATTAACAGAAATGAAAAGAGAATTATTAAAACAAAAGTACGAGAAGTACGAACTTACTGCTGACGATGTTTTTAAACATCAGCATTACATTATTATCACAAGAAGTGGTATTGAAAAAATTCAAGCATTAGAAAACATACATATAAATTATGATGTAATAAAATGCGAACCGAACTTTGCTTCAGTCAAAGCAACAGCAATAAAAGAAACAAATACTATACAGACATTTGGTTCAGCTTTAAAGGGTAACAGCTTTAAAGATGGTAATACTAATACTTGGTATGTCTTAGAGATGGCAGAAAAAAGAGCAATGTCAAGAGCAGTATTGAAGCTGACAGGATTCTATGAGCTAGGAGTATTTGGCGAAGATGAAGCAGAAGATTTTAAAAAGAGTAATAACTAAATAATAATTAAAATGAGCGTAACAATTAACGGAACAATTAAAAAGATTCTAGAACTAGAACAAGGAACTTCTAAGTCAGGAAAAGAATGGCAAAAGCAAAACGTAATAATAGAACAGAATGTTGATAGAGATTGGAACAAAGATGTTGTAATAAGTGCTTTTGGCGTAGATAAAATTAATCAATTAAATAAATTCAGCGAAGGAGATACAATTGATATTATGTGTAATGTATATTCAAGAGAATACAATGGAAAATATTATACAAGTTTAGATGGATATTGGTTTG